GGGTCGATGTCGTCGGGCACGCCGTACCGGAGGCGCCCGGCCTTCTCGTTGTGCAGCGTCTTCCAGAAGTGGGATCCGGCACGGTATCCGCCTGCGGTTCCGGCGAGGATGGCCTGCGCGCCGGGGCGAGTGTCGAACGAGGGGAGCACGGCGGCGACGACATCGGCCCACAGGTCGGGTTCGGCCTCACCGGCCTCGTCGATGATCATGGTGTCGTACGCGCCGGAGCGGACCTCTTCGCCCTTCGGGGCGAGCACGTCGAGCTTGGACCCGTTGGGGAAGTCGAGGCCCTTCGAGCCCTTGCCGTCTCGGAGCTTGATGGGGCGGTGCTTCGGGTCGCGCCAGTGGATCGCGATGGGGTCGCGCACGTCGAGCTCGAAGCGCTTCTCGGCTTTCTTCGCGAGGGTGAGCATGGTGTAGCCGACCTGGTAGGCGGGCCGCATCCAGCATCGCCCGATGCCGACCGCCCACAGCGTCGTCGTCTTCGACGAGCGGCGGGGCATGAGGATCGCGTTGTGCTTCGTATCGGCGGCGAGAACGTCGACCTCGCGGAGCATCTGCGGCTGGAGGTTGTCGAGGAGCGTGCCGATCCCGAATCGCTCGGGGACGACGTGCTTGAGCACCCAGCAGCCGACGAGGAACTCGGCGCGCGCCTGATACGTCGTGACGAGTGCGCTGCACTCGAGTGGCCGGCGCCCGCTGTCGCGGAGTTCGATCCATGCGGCCTCGTCGAGCAGCGGGTGCTCGGCGACCTCGGCGGGCAGTTCTGTGCCAACCCACTCTCGGGGGGAAAGATCAGAGCCGGAGGCGGGAGTTGCCCGCTCGCTCTCAAAAAAAATCTCGGTCACAGCGCCCATGATGTGACCTCGTTGTCGGTGGGGCGGCGGCGTCGGTTGGTGATGGCTGCGCCGATGGCGCCACCGGCGGATCGGTTGCCGGCACAGCAGCCGGGCTGGCGTGTGCGGTGCTCGGCGGCGAGGTTGTCGAAGCCCTCCCCCCCGGCCGGGTGCTTGTGGCCGATGTCGAAGGGCTGGCCGGGAAGGATGGCACCGCGGCCACGCCAGCACGGCACGGCCTCGCCGCGCGCGTGCATGGCGAGTACCCGCCGCCGTAGTGTCTTGGCGTTGCGGCGGTACTCGGGGCGTTGGTGCTTCGCTGTCATGCGAGGACGATCCTGTAGTTTCGGAGCGCGACGCGGCCCGCGTCGACGTATGCCCAGGCGCTGGCTATGTAGCCTTCGCCGTCTTGCACGAGTCGTGTGCGTGCGGCGTCGAGCTGCACGGCGACGACGTGGCATCGGTGTGCGATGTCGCGGCGCCGCTTGGTGAGGGCGCGGTCGCGTGTGGCTCGTGCTGTGTCTACGAGGTCTGTGAGCGCGCGCGCCGCTGCGAGTGTGGGTGAGTCCGTGTTCGGCTTGAGTCCGGACGTGACGAGTGATTGATGCTGGGCGATGGTCATGACATGCCTCCTCGCGGGGTGTGTCCGAGTCCGGCCCACAGCACCGCCATGGGTGACAGCCACACGAGAACATCTGCGGTGTTGATGCCCGGTTTCAGCATCTCCGGGACGAGGAGGACTGCGGCCAGCACGATGCTCGCGATGAGCGTGTACCGGACGATCGGGGCGCGGCGTGGTGCAGGGTGCTCGGGGTTGTTCATCATGCGGGTGTTCTTTCGTTGAGTCGTTGACGGATCGTGTCGAGCTCGGTGGGTGTGTAGCCGCGGCCGGGGCGGAACACGTCGCCGCCTTTGCCGATGAGTCGCCCGTCGTCGCGGAGGTTGCAGAACGCGCACCATCCGCTGATCGGGTCGAAGCTGTGCCGGTGGCCCTCGCCTCCCGTAGCCATCAGTCGCCCTCGCTTTCGCGCGCGGTTACCAACGAAGGATGAGAGAGAGAGTCTTGGTAAGTAGGTTCTTGGACGGTTCTATGTGCGACACCAGTTGTCACCCCGTGAGGCCCGTAGTTGTCACCCCGTGGAATTGACGGGGTGACACAGTTGTCACCCCGTGATTCGTGGACTTTCAGCGCCGTCGTGAGCACGTCGTACACGACCGGTCGGCGGTCGCTGCGGAGGTGATCGACGTACCGTTGGTCGCCGGGCCGGATGAGGCCGTCGCGGAGCAGATCGCGGAGTGCGCGTTGCACGGTGCGTTCGGAGCATTCCAGCGTTTCGGCCATCGTCGAGACGAGCGGGTAGGCGCCGTATCCGAGGTTGTCGGCGCGGTCGGCGAGCTGGAGCAGCACACGGAACGGTGTGCCGTTGCAGACCGAGAGCGGGAGGTTCGCGGCCCAGATGTATGCTTCGAGGCTCATGACGACCGCCGTTTGCGGTACTCGCGGTCGTAGGCGCGCCGCTCCTCTCGGTGCCGAGCACGATAGGCCGCGTCGTGTTGCCGGCGCGCCTCGGCGCGTTCCTCCGGCGTCATGGCTGCACGCTTGGCGGCGATCTTCTCGCGGTCGTACGCCCGTTTGCGCGCTCGGGCTTCGTCTCCATGCGCGATATTCGTCATGAGTACGAGCATGGAGCATGACGCGCCGAATGACCAGAATTTTTCAGCGTGTCGAATTTTCGGCGTGTCGGTGATACTCTTCACGCATGACGACAATCAAACCGGTGGGGACGCTGGGACGGAGGTTGCGGGCATCGCGCAACCTCGTCGGGCTGGATCAGCAGCAGATCGCCGACGAGCTAGGCGTCGGAAGGGCTACGGTCTCGGGCTGGGAGCTTGACAAGTTCGAGCCGACAGCATCCAGCCTGTTCGGTTGGGCTCGGATAACGAGACAGCCCCTCGACTGGTTCGCCGAGGGGCTGGACGAAAAGCGCGCCCGGAGGGACTCGAACCCCCAACCTTCTGATTTGGAGTCTGCTCGGGCACGTCTAAGGACGGCCCGGCGGGTCGCTATCCGCCATTCTGTGCGAGGCGGCATCCACTGTCAAGGACACCTTGACGCCGGATCGCGCGACCGTCAGGCGGTGGCGTGATGGGCCGTCGCCGGGGTGAGGCCGTCGAGACGGCCGAATGGCTGGGGATGCTTCGTCGGATGATCCGCGCCGCCGGTAGGCGCGTCGCCGACGCTGACGAGGTCGAACTGGGCCAGCTCATCGAGTTGCGCCACGACCTCGACGACGCCATCGCGGCGGCGGTGAACGGCCAGCGCTCACGGGGGGTGTCGTGGGCGTATATCGCCGCCGCGACGGGCGTGACCCGGCAGGCCGCGCAACAGCGCTGGGGGGCGCTGCGCGAGCCTGCCGGGTCGAACAGGGTCCAGCGATGAGTGACCTCCTCGACCTGCTCGGCGACGAATGGGCCGCCCCAGCCCCCGTCGAGGCATGCACCCATGAGGATCGGCTCGACGCGACGCACGGATGCCGAGCGTGCGGGCGCGCGCCGCTGAAGTGGAGCGACGCCTACGGGACCTACCTCGACGGCATGGGCCGGATCGCACGGTGCGGCCACTGCCCGTCGTGCGTCGGCTCAGGGCGCACGAGCGTACGCGACCCATGGACCGGCAAGCTGCTCGACTGGCGTGGCGCCCCGTGCCTGTATTGCGGCGGCACTGGGTGGACGCATCACGCCTGGGACTGCGGCCCGGAATGGCACCGCGCGCACATGCGGATCCAGGAGCCCGAGCCGGCGACGGTGTTCGGGGTCACGTTTGACGGTCGCACCGTTATGCCCGAATCGACCGAACAGGAGCACTGATGCCACTCGACGAAGCGACCGTCCGCGAGGAGTGGTGGGTGCTCGGGCACCCCGGCTGGCCGAGCGGAATCGACTTCCGTACACGCGACGCGGCGGAACAGTTCTACTGGGATCATCCGAAGCTTGACGGCACGCGCGATGGGATGCGCGTCATGCACCGGACGCTCACTCGGTATCCCGATTACGTGCCAGCCGCCCCGTCTACCACCGAACAGGAGGGCGAGTGATGCACGCATTCGATATGAGCGAGTACGAGAAGGTCATCGGCGTCAGTGACGGGCGGATCACGGGCAACTTCGTCGCGCTCGTCCCGACGACGCGCGACGGGAAGGACCGCCGTATCTGGATCACCGCGCTTGACGTGACCATCTGGGACGAGGACCGACGCTGCGGTCGGTGCTTCTACAGCAACGACATGAAGGGGAGCGTGCTCAACGGGGTGGCCGAGATCAGCAAGCGAATGATCGCGCCCGATCGACTCGCGGACGCCGAAGAGGTCTGGGATGAACTCCTGGCTGTGTTCGTCGCCGTCGCCGAGGCCACCGTTCCGTCTACCACCGAACAGGAGCAGCCGTGAGCTTCGTCAGTCTGAGCGGACTTCGACACGTCGGAGCGGTGTGTGAGCCGATCGATGATTTGACGTACGAACAGGTCTATGACGGGGACGCGGGGCAGACCGTCCGCGTGTGCCGTGTGTGTGGTGCGCGGCGTGTGGCCTGCGAAGACGAGTACGGTCGCCCGACCGAACCGACCGAACAGGAGCAGAAGCGATGAGCAAGCTGATCCGAGGCGACCACCTCCACATCGACTCGAGGTCGATGCTCCCGATCCCGCACGGGGAATGCGACGGTGGCGGCTGTGATCGCCGTGCGGTGAGCTTCGCCTATGACGAGGGTCTGAGCGCGCTGATCCCCGTCTGCCGCCGTCACATCGCCGTGTACCGGGTCGCGCGCGGCCGCCTCTGGCAAGCCGAGGACGAATACGCCGAGCTGCGCTTCGCCCGCCGCTCCCGCTGGCGCTGGCTCGCGCAGTGGCGCATCCTCCTCGACCAGCGCGCCGCCGTCGCCGGACGTGAGTCACGCGCTCAGCGCGTACGCCGCCAGAGGGCCGATGATGCTCACCGAGCGACCGATTAGATGAGACTGGGGAGTCATGCTGAACACTGAATGGATTGAGGCGATTGAGGGGTTTCTCGCGCATGATCGCGCGGGCGGTAAACGGTCGACGACCAACGCGGCCCGGCGGCAGCACCTAGCGCACCTGGCGCGGCGGGTCACGGTAGGCCCGTGGCAAGTGAACGCCGACACTCTGCTCGACTACTTCGCTGGGCAGGAGTGGGCGACCGAGACACGGCGGGGTCGGCGGACGACGTTCGTGCGGTTCTACGAGTGGGGCCAGTATCGGGGGTTCGTGACGGTGAACCCTGCCGAGTCGATCCCGAAGATTCGGATGCAGGCTGGGAAGGCCAGGCCCGCGCCGGATCGGGCGTATCGTGAGGCGCTGATGGCTGCTCGTCCGCGTGAGAAGCTGATGCTGCGTCTCGCGGCCGAGGTCGGGATGCGGCGCGCCGAGGTCGCTGTCGTGCACACGCGCGACCTGATGGAAGACCTCGTGGGGCATTCGCTGATCGTGCACGGGAAGGGCGGCAAGACGAGGATCGTGCCGCTGCCCGCGTCGCTCGGCCGCACGCTCGCGACCCTCCCGCACGGCTACGTGTTCCCAGGGAACGACGCCGGCCACCTGTCGCCCCGGTACGTGGGCAAGCTGATCCGTGATCTGCTGCCCGGCGACTGGACTATGCACACGCTCCGTCACCGGTTCGGGACGCGCGCGTACGCGCTCACGAGCGACCTGCTGCTCGTGCAGGAAATGCTCGGGCACGCCTCGCCGACGACGACGCGCCGGTACGTTGAGTACGATCGCGCGCGGATGCGTGCAGCTGTAGAGGAGTTGGCATCATGACAGACAACCTGCCCCCGGCTTATGGTGGCAAGCGTCCCCCGACACCCGCCCCCGCGAAGCCGACGCCTGCGAACCCGTGGCTCGTCACCCTCGTTGTCGTCGGTGTCGTCGCCATGGTGCTGGCCGGCATCCTTGCGATGATGCTGAGCCAGTCCAGGACCACGACCGACGCGACGGCCGAGGCCACGCTCGCGGCGTGGAGCAACTTTATGCTGCTCGTGAGCGTGATCCTGCTGGCCGCAGCGTCGGTCGTCGGCGGTGTCTCGTGGGCGTTGCGTCGAGCAGGGCTCGGCGCTTAGCCGCGCGGGACGTTCGGCACGGTGACGACGAGGCCGAACGCGCTGGCGAGGTAGGCGTACCCGGCCGTTATCGGTGTCGTCCACGCGGTGATGTCGAACGCGGGCGTGGAGGCGTCGACGACGACGGCCGTGCCGACCGCGAGGCCGATGACGCCGAGCGCGATGTTCGCCGCGCGTCGCACCTTCGGGTTAGAGACGACGACGTTGGGCGTCTCGGTGGGCGTCTCGGTGGGCGTGCTGTGGGTGCTCATGTGGGGTGGTCCTTTCCTGGGTTGACGGTGTCTTCGAGCTCGTCGACGCGGTCGACGAGGCTGTCGACTCGCTCACGGACGTAGGCGATTTGGTCGGTGTTGCGGCCGATGTCGCGGCGCACGCCTCGGACGTCGGAGCCGATGTTGTCGATCGCGCGGTGCACGGCCTCGAACTTGCGGTCGAGGTCGTCGCGGAGGTTGACGGTGTGCGTGTTGCTGACCTGTTTGTCGATGCGTCGCAGGCTGGGGCCGACGACGCTGACGGCGGCGGTGAGGGTGCCGAGCACGGCGACGAGCACACCGCCTGGGTTCTCGATGAGGTCTTGCCCGTATGCGTCGTGTGTGGCGCCGAGCCACACGATGCCGCCGACGAGCGCGAGCAGCCCGACCGTGAGGCCGAGCCACCCGAGGGGCGATAGGAGGCGGGGCGGGTTGCTCACGTCTTGTCTGTGGGTACGTCGAGGCTCATGGGGGGACCGGCGTCACTCTTTGGTGATGAGCTCGCGGATGTCGCGCAGCTGCTCGGCGATGTCGAACTCCTTGGACCAGAACACGTTCGGTTGGCGAACGTGGTCGGGGATGCCGCGGGAGCGGGTGACGCGGTCAAAGTCCGCCGGCTCGAGGTCGTGCAGCTCGTCGGTGACGGACCCGACGCGGCGGTTGATGTCGGCGGTTGCCATGTCGGGCATGCCCGCCCACTGGCCGAAGTCGACGAGACCGATCAGACCGTCGCTCTTGCGGCGGATGAGAATTGCCATGGTGTCCTCCAGGGGTGGTGTGAACGGTGTGCCGCCGATGCCGGCGGGCTTGGTGAGGCGGGCGAGGATGAACGGGATCGGGTCGACGCGGGCGCCGCGGGTCGCGATCTCGAAGTGCGAGTGCACGCCGGTCGCGGTGCCCGTGCGACCCATCGTTGCCAAGGGCTGCCCCTCGGCGACGATCTGTCCGGGCCGAACCCGGGCCGAGTCGGTGACGTTGTGGCAATACCGGGACGTGTATTCGCCGTGATCGAGGTACACCTGGTAACCGCCAGCGGCCCAGCCCTGCAGCACACCGACCGCCACCACGCGGCCCGCGGCGACCGCGCACACAGTGCTGAAACCGACAACATCGGCGCCGTAGTGGTAGGTCGACGCGCCGGGGATGGTGGCCACGCGGGGGCCGAACCCTGACGAGATGATCGGGGCGCGTGAGGATCCGTTAGGCCACAGCATCGCGGGCCTCCAGCTCTGCGACGCGGGCGTGCAGCTGCGCGACCTGCGCGAGCAGCAACGCGATCATGTCGTACGAGTACGGGGCGCCGTTCTCTTCGTAGACGACGAACCGCTTGAGCGGGCTATCGGCGAGGTCTTCGGCGATGTACCCGAACCGGCGTGTCTCGGTCTCGTCGCCGTCCATGACGAACTCGGCCAGTGGCACGACGAACAGGTCGGGAAGTTCGGGGTCGCGCACGATGTCGTGCTTGAACCGCTGCGACGACGCGCCCCCGGCGATCCGGTTGTCACCGTTGATGTAGGCGACGACGTACCCGGAGGTGGCGGGTGGGTGGGTGCCGACGTAGAGATTCCCGGCGACGCCCAGGTCACCGGTCACCGTGCCGCCGGCAAGCGGCAGCTTGGACGCGATCGTGGCGTCACGTGCCGAGAACGCCGCATCGATGGTGCCGCGGTTGTACGTCTCACCCTTCGCGAACACGTCAAGGTTCGTGCGCGCCCCGGCCGCGGTCGCCGCGGCCGTGCCGCCGTTCGCGATGGGGACGGTGCCGTCGCCGATTTTCGACGCGGGCAACGTCACGTCGGGCTTCCAGTTCGCGGGTCCTCCGGCGATCATGTCGAGCGCATAGTTGATGCGCTGGTCGATGGTCTCGGCAGGCTCGGTCCCGAGCATAGGGTCCATGCCGGCGGCGAGGGCGTCGTCGCCGAGGTTCGGGTCGTTCGGGTCGTATGACATGCTTGAGCTCCTTACAGGTCATCGACGGTTCCGACGAGCGCGTCGACGGTTCCGGCGAGCAGATCGACGGCGTCAGCTGGTGTGTCGGTCGTGCGCGTCTCGATGGTCATCCGGTCGTTGGACAGGTCGAACTCGATCGATTGCGTGATCCCGAGCTGCGTCGGCGCGCCATCGAGGTTTATGCTGATCGGTTGCTCGGCTGCCGCGAACCAATCTGAGACTTTGGTGACGGTGACCTCGCGGCCGCGCCCCTGGGCGCGTCGCACCGCATACTCGGAGCGACCGGGACCGGGGTACGGCGCTTCGATTTCAAGCGTTGTTAGGCGGGTGTGCGGGGTGTTGAGCGCGAAAGCGTCGATGCGCTCCTGGCGGGTGCCGTCCGCGTCGGTCCAGGTGTATCGGGTCACACGCGCGTCGAACCACAAGCCAGAATCTCGGCTGATTCGCTCGCGGCCGGCGATCATGTTGATGCCGTACCGTACCGTCAGTGCCCCCGGCGCTCGGTAACTCTCGTCGCGCAGCGTCCAGCGTCTCTGCTCGTCGCAGACGAGGCGAAGCCCAGCAGCCTGTAGGAGCGGTGATAGGAAGGCGAGGGCGTCAACGCCAGCGCGCCAGATCAATGATTCAGGAGGCCGCTCCACGAGCGGGGTTCGCGTCGCCGTCGAGACGTTCGCGGCGCCGGTCCAGTCGTACGTGTAGGTGCTGCTGTCCGGGGTGGCGCCGTCGAAGTAGGGGATCGCCTCGGTGCCCTCGTAGAACATCAGCCCGTCGACGTAGGGGAACTGGCCGGCCGCCGACGCCTGATACTCTACGTGGGCGCTGACCTGGGTTGCGCCGGCCGGGGCGGTCTGGATGTTCACGATCCGCGTCCACCCGGTGGTGGTGAGGTTCACCGGGGCGCTGTACCGGTCGGATAGCAGCACTCCGGCGGCGTTCTTGAATCGGATCATCAGCCGGGCGGGGCGGGCGACGGTGGCGCGCATGTAGGCGCTGAAGACGTAGCTGCGGCCTGCCTGCACGCTGATCGGGCCGTTGAAGTCGATGAAGCTTTGCCCGGCGCCGGTGGTCTGCCAGTGCCCCGAGTAGGAGCCGACCCATGCCTGCCCGGTGGTGGGCGCGAGCCCTGTCGCGAGCGATCCGTTGGCCCACCCTGCGACGGTGTTCTCGAACGACGGATTCGTGAAGAGGTTCGTGACGCTCCAATATGCCGTGACGTCCGCGTCTGTGGGACCAGCTTCTAGTGAGGCGCCGGGGATCGCCTCGCCGAGTACGTAGTTGCAGACGGCTCTCAGACTCGCTTCGTGCGTTCGCGGGGTGGCATCGTCCGAAAGCGGGGCGTAGTCGATGAGCAACGCTTCGTCGGACGCCACGGGCAGCTCGGGCAGGACGTCTTCCTGGTCGCGGTCGAAGTCGCGCACGCCGAGATCGAATGTTCGTGTCTGCGCCCCGGTGGGGAACGTGGCTGCGACGTCGATGCGGATGCGTGGCGTTTCCCGCGGGTCGAGTGCGGCGAGCACGTCGAGGCTTTGCGGTGTCAGTCGAAGCGTGCCGGTGACGTGCGGGGCGCGGCCGGAGTCGAGGCGGATCGAGCCGGGGTTGTCGGCGTCGAGGTGCAGCTCGGTTTCCGGGTCGGTGAGGAGTGTCGCCGTGTACGTGTGTGTGGAGGTCGTCACGTGGTGACCTCCTTGTATGGGACGGTGACGACCCATCCCCCGGCTGCGCCCAGGGCGTAATCGATGCCGGGTGGGACGACCACGAAAGCCATGTCAGCGAGCCCGAGCGCGTCCGTGGTGAACAGGAACGATTCGCCCAGCAACAGCCGGTCGACGGCGGTCACTGCTTCGCCCTCCGTTCCGAACACGAGCGTGAGAGTGCCCGACCGGGGACCGGGAGGGCGGAAGGTGAAGTCAGACCAGGCCGCACCGAGAATCGGATGCTCGCGGGTTCGGATTTCGCGTGAGACCCGGTAGTCGGTAACGACAGTCGGGTTGATCGGCCCGGCCGATGTGCTGATCTGGTGCATCACTCCCACCCCCTTCCCTGCGACCCGTCCGCCCGCAAGGTGACGCGGATGCCCTGATTCGCCTTGCGCGCCATCTCGTTGAACACGCGATCGAAGTTGCTCGACACGTTGAGTTGGAGCTGCTGCGACTTCGGGATGTTCGCCCACTTCGCCGCGAGCTCGTCCATCTTCGACACGGCGCCGCCGACGGCGTCGCGGTAGGCGCGGGCCTTCTCGGCAGCCGTGCCTTGGTTCTCCTGGACGCGGCGAATCCATTCGGTCTGATCCTGGAATATGCCGTTCACGTCCTGCGCTGCGGCGGCGTGGTCGTAGGTGGCGGCCTCGACATCACGCACCTTTTGGAGTTCTTCGTCGCGCTTGGCGACGTAGGCGGCGTGCGTGTCGGCTATTGCCTGCTGGTCGCCGGCCATCGCGCGGAGGATCGTCGACACGTCGAGGCCGGTTTCCTTCGCACGGTTGAGGGCGTCTTCCCATGTCCCCCATGCGCTCTCGCCGTTCTGAATCTCTTGGATCGTCTTGCCGATGAAGTCTTCGGAGACGAACGACGCACCGCTCTCGATGAAGTCGTCGTACATGTCGGAGACTTGCTGCTTCGAGTCCTCGGCGGCCTTCGCCCAGCCCGCGGCGAACGCGGCGGCGGCGGCGCCGAGGATCGCGATGGGGATGCCGATGCCGGGCGTGAGAGCGGATGCGAGCCCGCCCGTGAGTCCCTGCACACCATCGGCCATCTGCGAGATGTCGCCGTTGAAGGAGGAGGCGACCTCGGAGAAGTTCTGCACGGCCTCGTTCTTGAACTCCTGTACGTTCTCGCTCGCGCCGTCCCACGTCTTGCGGCTCGTGTCGTCGACCTGTTCCATCGAGCGGTCGAGCTTGTCGGTCTGCCGCTGCGCTTCCTTGAGCGCGTCCTCGAGCTTGCCGACATCGTGGGCGCCGTCTGTGCCGAGGTCGTCGAGGGTGCGGGCGGCGTCCTCGACGGGCTTGATGATGTCGGCCTTGACGGCCTTGTTGAACTCGCGCCCGTCCATTCCGATGCGGGCTTCGTAGCCGCGTGCCATGGCCCTACTTCTTTCCGTCGAGCGCGTCGTACAGGGCGCGCACGGTGGACTGGATCACGACGGAGACGATGCGGGGGGCGGCGTCGCGGACGGCGGGGAAGAACACCTTGCCGCGCCGGTTGCGGGGGCCGAAGGTGCGGCCGACGCGGCGCGTGTAGAGGGTGCCCTTGCGTGACCGCTGCTGGATCTTGGACCCGGCGTCCATGCCGAACTCTGCGCCGACGCGGAGGTCGGCGACGGGGGTGCCGGACGAGACACGCCCGGTGCCGCCGGCACGGAGGATGACGTTGTCGCCGGTGACGCCGACCCGTGAGGAGTTCACGAGCACCCGCTGTTGCAGGTGGGTTGTGGCGCGTCCGGCCGTCTCTTCCTTCCACACCGGACCCGACTCGCTGCGCGCGAATCTGAGGGCGTGCTTGCGGGCCTCGGCGGGCACGTTGCGGAGCACGATCAGCATGTCGCGGAACGGTGAGTCGATGAGTAGGGAGATACGGCCGGACGCCATCACGTCTGTCCTTACGCGGGCGGGGTGAAGGTGGGCTGGCCGACGTGGTTGAACGAGGCCGACACCTCGCGTCGGCCGGTGCCGCCGCCGAAGGGGACCTCGACCCAGCGGAGGTTGCCGGATGCCGTCTCGCCGCCGTCCTGCGGCTCGTAGGTGAACGGGACGACGGTGCCGGCGAGAGCGTGCGACTGGCGGGAGAGCGAGTCGGCGGTGACGTGGTCCTGGTGGAACACGACGTTCGCGACCCACGTCGGGACGCCGGTGAACGTCTGCACGTCGCCGCTGATGTCGACGACCTGCTCGGTCGGGGTGGTCGGTACGAGCTCGAACGTGGTGACACCGAAGTGGGTGTCATCCCCGATCGTGAGCACGCCTGCCTGGCCGTAGTAGGCCTGATTGGTGACGTTGGCCATGGTGACCTACTCCTCTGTTTCGATGGTTTTGACGAATGCGAATGCCTGGACGATCCAGGCGAGTGGGCCGTCCTGGAGCCGCCGTTTCTCGGTGTTCTCCCAATACAGGTCGTCGAAGCTGTCGAGCGCGCGGATGATGGGCACGAGGTGGGAGTCGACGGCGTCCTCGGCCTTCGCCGTGTCGGTCTTCGGGTCGGTGATGATGAGGTTGAACGAGGCGAGCACCTGACCGGCGCCGAGCGGTGCGCCTTCCTGCCGTGTGTCAACGCGAACGAACTCGATGTACAGGACGGGAGTGAGCGCCTTGACGGTGCCCTCAAGGGTGGGCTCGAACTTCCACCCGGAAGGCAGGAGCGGCGTCAACCGATCCTTGACGGCGGTTCGGATGCTGGCGAGGTCAGTAAACATCGGGTCGCCCGTCAATCGGTCGGATCATCGTGCGGATGGTCTTGTCGAGCGGTCGCGGGGTGAACGTGAACCCCTCGGCACCGACCGCGCCGTCACCGTCCGTGCGGCCCGCGTTCCACAGGTTCTGCGCCTGCCGGAGCTGCGCGAGCGCGTAGTCGTCCGGGTAGGCGGCATTCGTGTCGTCTGGGTCGAGGGCCGGAGCGTAGGCGATGACCTGGCGGGTGGCGGTGGACAGAAGCATGCCGAGGGTTTCGAGGTTCTCGACCGGGGCATCCTCCCAGGCCGCCAACAGGCGGTCCTGGGCATCGGTGCCCTCGACGCTGTACCACTCCACGGCCATCGCCTACGCTCCTTCTCTCCCCTGGGGATGGGAGGGTTTACGCCGCGTCGGCGGTGCCGATGAGGACGATGGCCTCGGAGCGGACGGGGAACGTCTGGAGGTAGCCGTGCACGGCCCGGTCGATGCCGCCCTTGAGCAGCTCGATCGCGTCGATGTGCAGCGGCCCGCCGGCGAGCTCGTCGAACTCGATCGCGCGGCCTGAGCCGACGATGACGGCGGCGGTGTCCTCGATTCCCACGTCGCCCTGCACGACTCGGACGGCTCCGTCGACGGTGCCGTTGCCGTTGGTCGAGACGGCGATGTCGACGAACGCGGGCAGGTTCTGCTCGCCGCCTGCCGCGTAGGCGAGCTCGGCGAACGCGGGCTCGTTCGCGATCGCGAACGTGGGCACGTCGCGGCGACCGTCCGACTTCTTCGCCTTGACGGCGAGGATGCCCTGGATGAGCATGCCGAGGGCGTCGGGGTAGTTCGCCGGGTACGACGACGTTGCCGGGGCGACGGGGGCGCCTGCGGCGGTCACGATTGCGGCGAGGGCCTTCGAGTCGGACCAGTAGGCGTGGTTTTCGACGAGCAGCCGGATCCACGCCTCGATCACGTCCTCGCCGCCGGGCAGGTCGTAGAACTCGCGGGCGATGTCGTTGCCGACCGCGAAGCGGTGCAGGGTCGACGTGACGGACGCGGTGAACCCGCCGAACGAGTTGATTTCGGCCTTGTTGCCGGCCCAGTCGCCGCCGTTCGGGATGCCGTCGATGTCGAGCGGAGCGCCCGCGGTGCCGCGGCCGATCTTGTAGCCCTTCTTGCCGGCGGCGGTGATGTCGGTGCCGAGCTTGCCGAGGCCGATGTATTCGCGCTCGTACTCGATGCCCTGGTAGACCTGGCCGACCCAGTTCTCGCGGACGGCGCCGCCACCGACGGGCAGCGTGTTCGCGCCGCTGATCTTGATGTCGGTGAGCGCGGCGAGCACCTGGCGGGCGTCCTCGTCGTAGGGGTTCGCCTTGAGCGAGGACATCGCGGCGTACACCTGGCGGGCGGACACTTCGCGGGCCTTCGTCGTCGCGGGCGCGGCGGGCGCGCTCGGGGCGAGCGTGGCGGGGACGGGTGCGACCGGGGTAGCCCCGGCGAGCACTTCGGTTTCGGTGGCGGTCACGGTGGACCCTCCTTCGGGGTTGTCCTCGGCCGGGGCGGCTTCGGGGGCGTAGAGTGCCGTGTCACCTTCTGGCGTCACGACGGTGATGTCTTCCGGCAGGACCGGGAGCGTGATGGCGGGGTGCTCGTCGTTGGCGTCCGCGCGGTCGGGTTCGGCAGCGTCGTCGGGGGTGTCGGCTGCGAGGACCATCGCGCCGGGGAAGGCGCCCATCGGGACGAGCGCGGAGCCCCACAGCTTCGCGTGTCCGGCGATCAGCTTCCCGGCGCGGATGACAGCGGGGCCGAACTCGCCGGACAGTCGCTTGCGCTGCCCGTTCGCGGCGAGGGCGTCGGCGAGGGCGGCGTCGCCGTCCGGGGTGCGTGCGATCGTCCACGAGGCGTAGACACCGTCCGGTTGCTTCCAGACTCGCGTACCCCGACCGACCACGAGTGTGCGGTCGTGGTCGAGGTTCAGGCTGATGATGGACGGGTCGGCTTCGGCGGCGGTGATGTCGATGGCGTCGGGGTCGTCGATCGTGAAGCGGCCGACGTTGGTGCGGCCCTCTTCGCCGAACGGGATGAGGCGCCCTGTGATGGTGCGGTCTTCGAGGCTCGCGGTGACTTCGCCGCCCTCGATTTCGATGATGTCGCGCATGTTCGCTCAGTCCTCGCTTGTGGGGTTGGTGTCGGGGGCGGGGATCGCCTGCATGTGGGACAGGTCGGCGCGGATGGACAGGCCGGGCGGGCAGATGTCGTCGAGGCTCATGCGTGCCTCGAACGCGGACGTAAACGCGGACGCCTTGCCGAAGTCCCACAGTTCGCCGCGGGCGGCGCCGTTCTGGACGCCGGTGTAGCGGACCTCGGTGCCGCCGCCGGCACCGCCCTGCCGCACGCCTTCGAGAAGGCTCGCGGGGGTGTCGGTGTGGTTGGCGATGTCGAGGCGGTTCGCGTTGCGGCCCGTCTCGAACAGGTCGACGCCGTTCGATGCGGCATCCGGGAACTCGATCGGGAACTCGGACACCTTGAGCGCGACGGCGCCGTTGTTCGCCTTGCGGCCGTCCACGTACTGGTCGCGGTATTTCTTCCGCTCGGCAGGCGTCCAGCTCTGCCAGGTTTCGAGTGGGATGCCGAGCACGGTGAGCGGGACGGGGTTGTTGAGCCGGTCGACGTAGGCGGCCTCGATCTGGCGGGCCTCACGGAGCGTGTCGATGCCGTCGACGAGAAGCCCGTTCTCGCCGTACCCGACCGGGATAGCGACGGGCCGTGCCCGGTACTTCGCGGGTACCTGCTGCTCGTCGACCTCGATACTGCCGTCGTCGCGCACCGACCACAGCCCGAATGGGATGTGCAGGCAGTCGGTCATGTCGGCGGTGAAGCCGAGGCAGCCCCACCCGTTGAAGAACATGTCGGAGCCGAGCCCGTACATGCGATGGTATGGCGAAACGCCACTGGCAGAGTTGGTCAGCCACTTCGGCTGTTCGGGGACTCGGACGTTGTTGTCCATGAGGTAGAACGGCAGCCGCGCGAACGCGCGGACGTGGATGCCGTGGGCGCGCTTGACGGCGGGAATCTTGAGCGCGATGTCTCGGGTCATCGCGACGGATGACGACAGGAGGCCGCCGAGCGCGTCGTCGAGCGCGAACGTCACTAGCGCGTCCTGCGGCGCCCACGGCGACGCGATGCTGAGGGGCTGCACGACGGGAGGCGCGGTCAGCTTCGGTGCCTTATACGCGGCCTCGATCTGTCGGCGGAAGATTCCCACGCGCACAACATATCGTCGTCACGGCGAATATTCGACGCGCGACACGCGGAGGCTCATCCGAAGTCGATGACGGCGCCGGGGGTGAGGTCGGCTCGGGGCAGGTCGGGGAGGGCGTCGAGGGCGAGCGCGCACGCTTCGAGCGGGGTGACGTTCAGTGCTTCGCCCTTGGGTGAGCGGATGAGGGATCCCTGGCCGACGATCGCGAGGACGGCGCCGGCGGCGGCGCGGTCAAGGGGCGCCTGATCCCAGTGCCACACGTCGCCGCGGGCGAGGGCGGTGATGAGCTGCGAGTGGGCGACGCGCACGTCGCCGAGCTGACGCGGCATGACGACGGGCCGGGGGCGTGAGCGTGCCAGGACGCGTTCGACGAGTGCGCGCGTTGAGCTGTTGCCGTGGTCGTAGACGATCGGGGTGCGGAGGGATCGGGCGGCGAGGATCAGCGCCCGCTCAATGCCCTCGGGCTTGGCGTGAATGAGCTTGATGCCGCGGCGGGGCTGCTCAGTGACGCCATCGAGTTCCCATGCCGCGGCGGCGAGGTCGGCGGCCCCCGTGATGTGCCAGGCGACCGCGACAGAGGCGTAACCACCGTCCGGGCTGACGGCGACGGCCAGCGACCCGGAGCGCACGCCTTCGGGCGGTGGGCCGTCCTGCCGGCCCTTGCGCCAGGCGGCGGCGGTGATGGCGGTGGACGTGGCGTGCTCGTCGCCGAAGTGTCCGAAGTACTCGCGCGCGAAGAGTTCCCAGCCGAGGCCGTTGAAGTTGTCCTCCATCGCGTCCATCGTCGTGAGGCCGTCGAGGCCGGGGTGGATGCGCTCGATGAGGGGACCGGCTGTGTCCCACGATTCGAGCAGGGCGGGGTCGATGTCGTCGGGCACGCCGTACCGGAGGCGCCCGGCCTTCTCGTTGTGCAGCGTCTTCCAGAAGTGGGATCCGGCACGGTATCCGCCTGCGGTTCCGGCGAGGATGGCCTGCGCGCCG